TGAGGAACATAGAAAATTATACTCCAAAAAATCAGAGGATTTAGGAAAACAAAATTCTTGGGAAGAGATTGTAAAGCAGTATAATAATCACTTTGTGAAGGCGAAAGAAAAATTAAAGATGGTAAAAGAAGAAACCGAAGGATATAAAAAGGTATTTGATTACATTCACAAAAGAGGTTCGGTAACAAAAAAAGAATTATTAGAATATGTTAATTGGGGTAGAGGAATACCATTTAACATATATAGAAATAGGCTTAGAGAAGAGCCAACAATCAAATTAACTAAATATGGATATGAGGTTAGATAATGTTAGTAACAATAATATATTCAGAAAGTATGGAATCAAATGCAAAATCACTAAGGTCTGATGTAAGAGCTAAATTTTCAGATGTTAATGTGAACCTGATGGGTACAAGAAGAACACTATATCA